GCTGATTCCAGCCACAACAACATTGGCAGTTGACACAATTTCAAGGACATTTGCTGTCCCGCCAGCACCTTTTATTATAAGAGTTGCGGTATTTGCCGTTCCAGCAACCATTGTTTGCGTGCCAGTAAAAGTTTGAGATGCGGTTAGGTAAGGAATTACGGCACTGTCAACAGCCAAAGTTCCAGTTGTCGTAATAGTTCCGCCAGTTAGGCCAGTTCCGCCGATGATGCTAGATACGGTGTTTGCCCAAGTTGTGGCGTAGTTTGTGCTGTTTGATTTGGCTAGAACTTGTCCTTGAGTTCCACCTACTGGAATTCCAACACCTGATTCGCCTTGTGCCCCTGTGGGACCTGTGGCTCCTTGAGGTCCAAATCCTGCTATTTTTACTTGAGTGTTTACCTCTTGAATGACTACTTTATTAGCGTCAAGCGGATTTACCTTTACTAAGTTTCTTTCGTCGTTAATTTCAACTGGCATTAGCGAGTCACCTCGGCAGTTACCTTAAAGTTTCCTTCAAGTAATCTAGTTACAACTCCACCACCAGACACTAACTCCAAGTCATACACATACTGACCAGCAGTAAGAGTTGTTGTGTTAGCGGCTGGGATAAGCAAATCTACAGTTCCAGCAATCCCGCCTAAAGTAATAGTTCCGCCAGAGCCCGCTGTTGTTGATAAGGCAATAACTATGGTGTTGGAACTCACATTATCCCTAACCTGCATACGGGCAGTGTAGCCAGTCAAGTTGTAGGCATCTCTAGCGGAGTCAGTCCAAGTTAACTGCCGCTGAAAAGTAGCACCTTGCTGGCAGGTGATGTTGTAAAGTCCAGCGATTCCGTGAGTCATAGGAACACCGTTCGGGAGTAAGGATATAGTCCCTATTATTTTACAATAAAACTACCCCTATGAGTTTCAAGCAAGACCAAATCAACCAGTGTTTAGTTGGTTTATTTGGCTTTTTATTGGTTATCGAAGAAGAAGTTTTGCGCTCTCATCTACTACTTCAGTAGCAGACTTTTCTAAAACGCCTTTGTTCTCGTTCCAATGGTGGAGACAGAAGAGGAGTTCACCAGACTCTAAAACGACATAAACATATGCTTGCGCTCTGCAAGCATCGCAGCGGTCTTCGGCAGTCAATACATAGTCGGGAACTTCAACCTTTGTGTCCATACCAAGAGTATAAGGTAAAATTAACTATGCTTGATTTGTTAGAGAAGCCAGACACCCAAGAAACAGATTCCGACGACTCGGAACACTTTGCTCATTATGCGGATGCTGCCAAGGTTACTGAGGGGTACATTATGGGAACTCCAGTAATAGCCCTATGTGGCAAGGTTTTCATACCTCACCGAGACCCTTTGAAACTTAGGGTCTGTCCAAATTGTAAAGAAATTTTAGACGCACTATTTCTTGATTCGGAGTAATACTCTTTTTTCCAAGTTATACTAATATCTCTTCCCAACCATATAGAGGTGTAAAAATTGTCTTTTTTCTCGTTTGAACTAAATAAAGAATTTGTTAACAGTTACAAGGAGAAAGAATCTCCATTTGGATTTAAAGACGCCGCTGGCAACTCTGTTGGTGAGATTACATTCCTACGCACATACTCGCGCAAGAAAGAAGACGGCACTAAGGAAACTTGGGCTGAAGTCTGCGAACGCGTTACCAATGGAACTTACTCGCTACAAAAGGACTACGCAAAGCAACAGCGTTTGCCTTGGTCAGATGCTAAGGCTGCTGCCTCAGCGAAAGAGTTTTTTGACCGCCTGTTCGACCTAAAGTGGTCTCCACCTGGTCGCGGTCTGTCCCAGATGGGCACTGACCTAGTGAACCGTCAGAAAAACTCGGCTTCACTACAGAACTGCGCGTTTGTTTCTACTTTGGAAATGACAAAAGCAAATCCTGGTAAGCCGTTCGCTTTCCTTATGGAAGCCTCGATGCTAGGTGTTGGTGTTGGCTTTGACGACAAGGGTGCGGACAAGGGCTTTGAGATTTACGAGCCTGGTCAGCCACAGGACTACAACATTCCAGACACCCGCGAGGGTTGGCAGGAAAGCACCGTTGCTCTTATCAACTCGTTCCTAAAGCCAGACCAGCCAAACTGGGATATGAACTACGACGAGATTCGCCCGTATGGAACTGCTATTAGAACTTTTGGTGGCACTGCGTCTGGTCCAGACCCACTAATCGCACTTCACAATAAGATTCGTGAGATTTTCTTGGGTCGTAAGGGTGAACTTCTAACTACTGTTGACATTGCCGATATCGGTAATCTAATTGGTCGCTGTGTTGTTTCTGGAAATGTTCGTCGCTCGGCTGAGTTGCTTATCGGTCGCATTGATGATGACAACTTCCTAAACCTAAAGAACGCTGAAGCGTTCCCTGCTCGTAACTCCTACGATGAAGAGGCACCTGGTTGGGGTTGGATGTCAAACAACTCAGTAATGGTGAATGTTGGCACTGACTTCTCAAAGATTATTGATGGCATCGTTCGTAATGGTGAGCCTGGCGTTATTTGGGAAGATGTGTCAAAGGCGTATGGTCGTCTAGGCGACCCAATCAACAACAAGGACTGGCGTATTGCTGGGTACAACCCTTGTGCTGAGCAAAGCCTTGAGTCATACGAAATGTGTACTCTCGTCGAGACTTACCTAAACCGCCACACAGATGTGGAAGACTTCAAGCGCACGCTAAAGTTTGCCTACCTCTATGCCAAGACTGTGACTCTTCTTCCTACACACTGGGAAGAGACCAACGCAATCATGCAACGCAACCGTCGTATCGGAACCTCAATCTCTGGTATCGCGAACTTTGCTGATAACAAGGGTCTCCCTGTTCTCCGTACTTGGATGGATGAGGGTTATGCGGTAGTAAAGAAGTATGACTCGGTTTACTCTGAGTGGCTAGGTGTTCGTGAGTCCATCAAGACCACAACCGTCAAGCCATCAGGTACTGTATCTATTCTTGCTGGTGAGTCTCCAGGTGCCCACTGGTCTCCTGGTGGCGAGTACTTCAACCGTGCTATCCGCTTCGGTAACGATGACCCGCAGTTGGCTCTATTCAAGATGGCTAACTACACAGTGGAGCCAGCATCTGAAAACCCAGAGCACACTTCTGTTGTCTACTTCCCAATCAAAGCAAGTGCTAAGCGTGCCGAGAAAGATGTAAGCATTTACGAGAAGATGAACTTGGCTGCTACTGCTCAGCGTTACTGGTCGGATAACTCTGTATCTGTAACTATCTCGTTCAACCCTGACACGGAGTCAAACGACATTGAAAAGGTTCTTCATATGTATGACGGAAGCCTAAAGACTGTATCGTTCTTGCCGTCTGGGAACTTCACATACAAGCAGATGCCGTACACGCAGATTACTAAAGAAGAATACGAAGAAGCGCAAGGCAAGTTGTTCCCTATCGATTTCGCTGGTATCTACGCGGGTCTAGGTCTAGACGCTATTGGTGAGAAGTATTGCACCACTGACGCCTGTGAAATCAAGTTGATTGTGGAGAACCAGAAATAATTGGTAGTAATCAGTAGCGTCTACACAAAGACTGGCGACCAAGGAACTACTTCTCTCGGAGACGGGAGTCGTACTTCTAAGAACGATGCCAGACTTGAAGCGTTCTCAACCGTGGATGAGGCTAACTCCAGTATTGGGGTTGCCTTGTCTATGGATATTGATTCAGATATCAAGGAAATCCTGCTCCGTATTCAAAACGATATGTTTGATGTCGGGGCAGACCTTTGTACTCCAGTTATTGATGACCCTAAATACCCACCGCTAAGAGTTACGGAAGAGCAGGTTACTCGTCTAGAGAACCTAATCGACCAGTACAACGAACCTCTAAGTGTTCTAAGAACCTTTGTTCTTCCTAGCGGAACTCCACTGGCAGCGCAACTTCATGTAGCCAGAACGGTGGTCCGTAGAGCAGAGCGTCAAACTTGGAACGCTATCCACTCATTTGGTGAGGGAGTAAACATTACTACTGCCAAGTATCTGAACCGTTTGTCTGACCTATTATTCGTATTGTCCCGCCACGCTAACCGCGAGATTGGCGATGTGCTTTGGGTTCCAGGAGCAAATCGTGAGAAATAAAAACATAAGCATCCTTATTTCCTTAGGGATTATCCTCGCTGGGTCTTGGTTTGTCGCTTCTTCTACAGCAGATAAGAAATGCGTAGATGTCTATGTCGACTACGGTGTGTTGGACTCTAATGCGGTGTCCACTAAGTGTGTAGAAGTCAGTGGTCAAGTAAACGGACTAGAGGTTCTAAACAAGGCTGGGCTATCAATTGAAGGTACTGGCAAGTACGGTCTACAGATTGTATGCCGTGTCAACTCTCTGCCTAGTGCTACAAGACCTATCGGCATCAAAGACCACGAAGATTATGTAGAGACTTGCGCTGAGATGCCAGCGTCTTTTGCTTACTGGGCTGTCATTGTTAAAAAGGGAGCGTTGCCTTGGGGCTGGGCTGACACAGGTATCGACAAGGTAATGCTAGAAGACGGGGACTCAGTTGGTCTAGTGTTTGCCGACAACGAGAATGTGAAGTTCCCAGAGTGATTGTAAAAAACAAACAAGATGATTTAGTTTTTAATTCAATCATCGAATCTAATTTCAAAAAACAAGAAACTAAATCTGTATCCAGAATTGCGGTTGAGGTGCTAATCCAACTCACGGGGTTCTGGCTACTAACCAACTTAGCCATCTATGTGTGGCGTATTTGTACTGGATGCTAGAGAAAGAAAATAATGAGCGTAATTGTTTACAGCAATCCCAACTGCCAAGCGTGCGAGCAGACCAAGCGGTTCCTAACCGTCAAGGGCATCGAGTTTGAAGCGAAGATGATTCAGGACAGCCCTGAGGTCTTCTCTCTTATCGAGGAAAAGGGCTATGCCTCTGCTCCAGTAGTTGTAGTTGGAGACGACAGTTGGTCTGGATTCCGTCTAGACAAACTGAACACATTGGTACATCAGGACTAACAATGACTTATGAGTATGTGTGTGCCGAGTGTGGCACCCCCTACAACGAAACTCGTGGAATCAACGAGGAGCAGAAGCAGCAGACTTGCGCTGCTGAGGGTTGCGAAGGTAAACTGAAGCGAGTGTTCTCAGCACCACCTATTCAGTTCAAAGGCACAGGCTTTAGTTCTAATAGGGGATAACTAAAAAGAAAGTTGTAAAGTGTCAGTCCCAGATTTTGATTTCGGATTACCGTTCCTGAGCGATGAGATTGGCACCCCTGTTTGTGCTGAAACAGACCCTGAGTTGTTCTTCCCTCAGGATGTTGAAGGTCATAAAAAGCCCAGTTACTACGACGAACGAGGGGCTAAGAAAATATGTGGTGTGTGCGAGTATCGAGTAGACTGCCTGATTTTTGCTCTAAAGCACAATGAAATTGGTATTTGGGGAGGCACTACCGAGGGACAGAGAAAACTAATGAGAAAACAGGCGAAAATCAAGGGGCTCTCTGCCGAAGAAATAGCAATTCAAATTCCGAGGTAAAATAGAAGTACCCCTTGGGAGAGAGGTCTATTAACTAACATCTACCCAGGGAGAAACCTTGAATATTCTAAAAACAATCCTCAAGAGAACTATTGCTCTTGTAATCCTCAAAGTCAGTGCTGTTCTTGCTGCTGGTTCTATCGGTGGCGTTGAACTCTGGCAGTCAGCCCTAATCGCCGCTTTCGTTGGAATTATGGAAGTTGCTGAGTCTCTAGCCCGTGCTTATGTTGTAGACGGTGTACTAGACGAAGACGAAATCAACATTGCGTTTGCATCATCTGCTGAGGCAGAAGTTGCTCGTGGTAAAAAGTCTGCCTCGGAGTAAAAGTCTGCTAGTATTTCCTTACAACTAGGAGTACGACCAAGTTGCCATAACTAAATAGAAAACCCCCTAGTTAGCGCCAGGGGGTTTTCATTTTTAAGACTTCTAAGCCTTTTTGATTTTGGTCCGTGCCACTCCGTAGTAGAGAGGGTTGGAAGAACTCAAGCCAAGAGCCTTAGCAATCTTGGTCAGAGAGATTCCGTTGTCTTCGTACTCGTGGCGAAGAGCCTCGTGATAATCTTCAACGCTCTGCTCTTTAGCAATCTTGATTCTTGCTACTGCTTCGGCTAGTTGCTCTGGAGTAGCCTTGCTACGAACACGCTTAGTCGCTGGTGAAATCTCGGCGGTGGTAACGCGACGACGAACGCCAGCGTATGTGACGCCAACTGCCTGAGCAATGGCAATGAGTGAGCCACCTTGGTTGTAGTACTCGACTAGGAGTCGGGTGTACTCGCGACTAGCATCGTGCTGTGGCGACTTGGTGTTCCTAGACCCGTATGCCTGTCGTGCTAGTGGCAGTAGGTCAATCAGAAGTGGAGCGTAAACTTCTACTAACTGGTTGTTCTTCATCTGTTGTTTCCTTTTGTATTTGTCATTTGGTTGAAACCTTTATACCTGATTATAGACATAAGTTTTATTAGATAGCAAATCAATACAATAAGCCCACAGCGAACATATTGTGATACCATTTATAAGCAATCATCTAGAGTGAGGAAGAAATGGCAAAGGGTAGTGGTGGCGGAAAGCCAGCAGCAAAAGGCAACAATGACAACAGACTGAGTTCAAAGAAAAAGGCGTACAAAAAGCGCCCTAAGGTTTGGGACCCAGAAAAGCGTCGCCTAGTTACCAAAACTAACTAAGTGTGCTATTCTTTCTTTACAACTAAATAGAGACAAATGGGGATGACTGGTTTCGACTGGCATCTGAAGTTTGGTGAAGCACGCAGAGATGGCGGTATCTCTTGAACCCGCTAAAAAATATAAATGCTGAATCTCGTTCCGCATTCGCTCTAGCAGCCTGATAGTTGCTTGAAGCCCCTAGAAAAGCAGTAGTTCTCGCTGGGCATCTAGGTCTCAAATAAAGAGAACACGCAATACCCGCAGTACCCCGCAGTACCGTGGCTGGTAAAGCCTAAGCGTGTAGAAGAACAAACAGACTATGTTAGGACCGGGGTTCGATTCCCCGCATCTCCACCAATGCCCTATGGCGCAATTGGCAGCGCAAGGAACTGTTAATTCCGAGGTTCCTGGTTCGAGTCCAGGTGGGGCAGCAAAGGTAGTTGACAATGTCAGTGGCATTGTGTACCATCAAAGAGTTATAACTTCAAAGTGCAATTAGTTAGGCAGTCCCTAGCGACCCACCTAGTAAAGAATCCGTGAGATGAAGCCAAAGTCTGTTTACAGACCGCGTCAGTAATCAACACCCTAGTAAAGAAAAGTACAAGCAGCGACTCAGGTCACGACTGGATTTGTAGTTATGATGGTCTATGATTATTGTTATAAGTAATCGGCTTTACTGGATAGTAAAGACGACCTCTCAACTGAAAAGGCGAGGGCGGGTTGTCTGTCAAGGCAGACACTGGGTTCAAGACCCAGCAATCCACAAACAGAGTGGCGACGGTTACTCTGGAGTATGGCAGAATCGCTCCCACCGCCAGTGGGGGAGAAATGCAGTCTCGGCTCTTAGCGGAGTGGTTTAGCGACCAAACGGGATGTCTGCTCAAAGCGGTACACAGAGAACCGCTGGCTAGGCAGTAGTGGTAAAACGCAATCCACTTACTCACCACCACTCCACGCTGGAGCCTCATCAGGCAAGAGCAATCTGGAGTGGTACCCGCGTGTGTATTTCAACGGTAGAATCTCAGTTTTCCGAACTGGGGGTGTAGGTTCAATTCCTGCTACACGCTCTAAGCCCCGCTCCCTACCTCTCTGGGAGTGGGGCTTTTACTTTTAAGTGTCGGGTGATACTATGTATAGATGTTCACAGTGAAAATGACAAAAGATGAAATCCGACGATGCGCGAATATGGCGACTGAACTCTGGCTTGAGAAGTTCGGCAGTGAAGACCGCCCTAACTATGCTGAAGGTAAGAAGAACGGTTCGCTCCAGCACGACCTAACCTCTAACACCAGAACAATCACCGCGGAGATGGCTGTTGCCAAAGCAACAAACACCTCGCTCAACTACCCCGTCTACTCAAACTACCTACACCCACACCGAAAGCACTTGGCTGATGTGGGTGGCAATATGGAAGTCC